AAAGGCTATGTCGACTCCGTTATGAACATAGCGGCAGGGATGCCCGCTACCGGATCGGACAGCACTGCGATAGGAGCGACCGTGACGCCCAAGCTTGACAGCGCAACACTCGCAGAGCAGTACGGGTTCACGGCGTCACTCCTGAACTCCAACCCCGAACTGAAGGGTTTGTTCCAGAAGGCGGTAGCGGGTACCTGGACTGCGACCAAGTTCCAAGCCGAGCTTCGCAACACGAAGTGGTGGCAACAGCATGACTCGACGGAGAGGCAGTATCTTCTCCAGGTCAAGTCGGACCCAGCCACTGCTAGGGCGACTCTCCAGCAGGCCCAGAGCCATGTGAACCAAATGGCTGCACAGATCGGCGTGGGCAACACGGCGTATGTCAAGGCGCAGGTCGCAACGGCCGCGTACAACGTAGCGGCCAAGGGTTGGAACGATGAGCAGGTTCGCAGTTTCCTTGGGCAGTACGTCTACTTCTACGGAAACCAGGCCAGGGGCGAAGGCGCCGACGACCTCAATGCTCTTAGGTCGTACGCCTACTCCATGGGGGTTACCCCCGGCAACTCGACCTGGTACGGGAACCAGATCAGGAATATCATCTCTGGCAAGAGTTCGGTTCAGGGCGTAAAGAATCAGATCAACACCCTGGCCAAGGCCCAGTACTCCCAGTTCGCCAAGCAGATCGATGCTGGGCAGACGGTATCAGACCTGGCTCAGCCGTACATGCAGAGTATGTCCCAGATTCTTGAGATCCCTGCGGGTTCGATCAACACGTTCGATCCGACCATCAAGAAGGCCATGACCTACATCGGAAGCACGACAAGCAATACGGCCGGTGCTGGCATGCCACTCTGGCAGTTCCAGAATTCCCTGCGAAGCGATCCCCGCTGGAAGCAGACACAGAACGCCCAGGACTCCTTGATGCAGGTTGGGCACCAGGTTCTACAAGACTTCGGCCTGAAGACGTAGGAGAGACATGACGACGCCCACACCGGCACTTCCTGCGGCGGCTCCTCTTTCGACGCTTGACCAACTCAACGCCACCTTGGCATCCCAGAAGCAGAAGGTGGCCTCGCTTAATCTCCAGCTTCAGGTTGCGCAGAGACTCCTGTCCAGCCAGAAGACATCATCTGGAAAGACTAGTGCGCAGGCGAGGGTTAACAGTCTTCAGAGCCAGATCACCGCTTCGAACAACTCCTTGAACACCACGCAGAACAACATCTACTCGACGACCGGTCAGTACGACAAGCTTCTGTCTGGCACGAGCAGGGATGCGTACCTCGCTCTCAACACCTTGTTCAGCGGTTATGGACTCGGTTCGCTGGCTGGCAACATCTTCAACTACGTGAAGAATGGTTACTCGTCCGACACGATCAGCATCCTGCTTCAGGATACGCCAGAGTACAAGGCGAGGTTCGCTGGCAATGTGGCCCGCGAGAAGGCGGGCCTGCCGGCCCTGAGCCCTTCGAGCTACCTGTCTACTGAGGATAGCTACCGTCAGATCATGAGGCAGGCTGGCCTGCCCCAGGGCTTCTATGACGGCACTGACGACTTCACCAACTTCATCGGTACCGATGTGAGTCCGACGGAGTTGCAGTCGCGTGTAGACCTGGCAAGCCAGGCTACGGCCACTGCCAACCCGGCGTACAAGCAAGCGCTGCAACAGATGGGCTTGGACCAGGCGTCGATCACGGCATACTTCCTTGATCCGGTAAAGTCGCTGCCGATCCTACAGCGACAGGCGGCGACTGCTGCCATCGGCAGCGAGGCGCTACAGCGAGGGTTTAACTTCGATCAGCAGTACTCGCAGAACCTGGCCTCCGAGGGGGTCTCTCAGTCGCAAGCCGCTTCAACGTATAACCAGATCGGTCAACAGTTCAATCAGCTGGAGACGCTTGGATCTATCTACGGAAGCGCCTGGACTCAGCGTCAGGCCGAGAACGCTTCGTTCATCGGTGACTCTCAAGCGGTACAGCAGCAGGGTCGGCTCGTTGGACAGGAGAGGGCTCAGTTCAGTGGAGGCGCTGGTAGCGCCTCTGCGGCCCGTGGACTGGCTTCTACTGGCGGATCGTTCTAGAACAACGCAGGTCCCCCGAAGGGGCCTGCCAATGCCCCGTGGTGGAGTAGTCCCACGTCAGCCTCATAAGCTGAAGACCTCAGTGCGAATCTGAGCGGGGCCACCGGTACGCCGAAGCTGGCAGGTAGTGCCGTATGCAAAGACCAGCATCATCGGATGAGCGTGACCTAGGTTCCCTAGCCTTAGTCTTAGGCATCCATCACTTTAGGAGATTAGATGAGCAACTGGGGTATTGAGGACGCCACGAACGACCTGGGCAACAGCAACGAAATGACTGGCCCGAAGGCTCTTCGTGATGCGTACGAAGCCATGAAGCAGCAGAACAAGGATCTGGCAGACGGCCTGGCCGCCGTGCAGCGTCAGCTCTCGCAGCAGAAGGTTTCGGCTACCCTCAGTGAATTGGGCGTTCCGACCGCAGCCGCCGCGCTGTATACGGGAGACGCCGACCCGGAGAAGGTCAAGGAGTGGGCTTCCACTATGCGATCTGTATTCGGTGGGCAGGGGACGCCTAGTGCCCCGACCGCTGATCCGACCACGCCGGTCCTTGATGGCGAAACGGCTCGGCAGCTTCAGTCCTTTAACGAGGCNGGTGCTGCGGGTACGCCGCTCAGCAATGCCGATGCGGCGCTTGGTCGGATCAATGACGCTACTGACATTCAGGGACTTCTCAAAGCATGGCAGACCATGTAGTCCCGCTCCATAAGGAGATGAGATGGCTAACGCCTTCACTGGTACTGGTGCTCTTAGCAACCTGGTCCAGACCTCGTACGACCGCGCCCTTGAGTTCGCTCTGCGTGCGCAGCCGCTCTTCCGCATGGTCGCCGACAAGCGACCGGTGCAACAGTCTATGCCTGGTTCCAGCGTTGTGTTCGAACTGTACCAGGACCTTGCTCAGCAGATCACCCCGCTGAACGAGCTGGTAGACCCGGACGCCGTTGCGGCCGGTAACCCGACCACGGTTTCCGTTACCCTTAACGAGTACGGCAACGCGATCCTGGTGTCCAACAAGCTGGACCTGTTCAGCTTCACCGACGTGACCGCTGGTCTCGTCAACCAGGTCGCGTGGAACCTGGGTGACTCTGTCGACCTTATCGTTCAGAACGTTCTGGCTGGCACCAACCAGATCATCCGCAACACCCCGGGTACGAGCTTCACTACGATCGGCTATCAGCCCCCGAGCGGTACGCCTACTAACCCGGTCGCTCTTAACGCGATCGATGGTTCGGTTGGTTCTAACTTCCACTCGGCCGATGTTCGCTTCGCGGTTGCTCAGCTTCGGACCAACAAGGTCCACCCGTGCAAGGGTACTTACTACTGCACCTACATCCACCCGCAGGTCAGTGCTGACCTCCGGTCGGAGACCGGTGCTGCGCCCTGGCGCGACCCGCACAACTACTCTGCGGCTGGAAACATCTGGTCTGGCGAGATCGGCGAGTACGAAGGCTCGGTGTTCATCGAGACTCCGCGTGCGATCAACGCTCAGGTCGGTGCTGGCTCTGCCCCCAACCAGACCCGTGTGTTCAACACCTACACCGTTGGTCAGCAGGCTCTCGCCGAGGCTGTTGCTGAAGAGTTCCACACCGTTCGCGGTCCGGTGGTCGACAAGCTGACTCGCTTCCAGCCCCTCGGCTGGTACGGCGTTGCCGGCTGGTCCCTCTACCGCCCCGAGGCGCTGATCCTGACTCAGACGAACTCCAGTCTGCGTCTGACTGTCTGATGAGTCCGGGGCCTACGGGCCCCGGCTCGCTCTAGGAGTATGAATGGCTGTTTTTACTGACCCCGGCGAGTACACCCTCGCCTCGCAGAATGAAACCGGACAGAACACTACTACCGCCGTTCTGAACGGCGTTGTCAACGGTATTCAAAGTGGAGTTCAGATGACCCTGGTCATCAACAACAGCTCTGTTGGCATTCCGCTTGGTCAGGTTCCCTTCGCCTTCGGCCACACCTACTCCGTGGTCATCACCCAAACGTCCTGAAAGGAACTCTTCGATGAGTGGACTCGACGACACCTCGTTCACCGTACGAACTTCGGCTGCTACAACCGACACGGTCACGGCGAACGACTTCATTGTTATCTACACCAACTCCGCAGCCAAGACGGTTAACCTGCCGCCCGTTGCTACGACCCAGCCGGGTCGGGTCTATGAGTTCGTCTGCACCAACACCGGTATTGCCACACTGGATGGCAACGCCGCCGAGACCATCAATGGTCTTACTACCTTCCCGATGGTGGCTGGCACGGTCAACGGCTCCACGGGCCGAGCTGGCATCGTCTCTGACGGTACCCAGTGGTTCACGATTTATTCCCAGTGATTCACTAACCGGAAGGGGTCTCCGTGACCAGTTGGATATTCACTACTCCCACGATTGCGGAGACCCCCTTCGCCTGGAATCCGCTCATGCAGCGCTTCCGAATGGACAGAGGAATCTCCATCCAAGAGGTAAGCCCTTGCGTCTACCAGCAGGTCAGATACGACGCATACACGCAAGAGATCGGCGCCACGAACCTGCCGACGAACCCGAACGCTGACGATACCGACTTCTGGCCAGCTCCTTCAGGGGGGCTGCACTACTTCCGCGGCGGCTACGAATGGATCGTAGACGACGCCACCAAGGCTTGTCTCATATCGTCCGACGTGGGCGTAGATGAAAGCAACTTCACCATCACGCCGAACCAAGGCTTCGGCCAGGGCGGTTTCGGAGAAGGAGGTTTTGGAGAATGAGCTATACTCCGATTCCGGAAGGCACGCTCAACTGGGACGTGCCGCTTAACGCGGCCCTTACTTCTATCGAACTAGAAGCCGTGGCTGCACAGACTGCCGCCAACGCCGCCCTGCCCCTGGCAGGCGGCGCTATGACCGGAGACCTGAATACCTCGGCCCACATCAACGCCCAGAACACCAGTGCTGACGTTGCGGGCCAGGTCATTTTCTCTAAGTCCAGTTCGCCGAACACGCATGCTGGAACGTTCTTCCAGGCGGACACCACCGGCACAACGAACGCCGCCCTCAACGTGGTCAGCAACAACCCCGGGTTCAGCTCCTTTGAGGTGTCCGGCCAAGAGCTGAACCGTGGAACCATCAAGGTGGCTCACGTCGGAAACGCCCTTGGGAATGACTCTTCGGCGGCTGGTCTCAGCATCGATCTTCAAACGTCTGGCACGGCGGCCCAGGGCATCTTCGTTACCGGAACCACCGGCGCTACGACCGGAAACCTTATCACGCTTCGGAACAACTCTAGAGACGACTTCGTAGTCAAGGCTACTGGTGCCGTCGGAGTCCGGGTTCCGACCGGCCACGTGCCCTCTGGGGCTATCGAGATCAACCAGGGTGACACGGCTACCATCGGCCTGGCTATGACTGCCACATCCGGTGGCCTCGACATGGTGAACCTGAAGGACTCCGCAGGAAACCAGCGCTTCCAGGTGAACACGTCTGGTAATGCGATCTTCCGGGCCACCACGTTCAGCACGTCTGCACTCCAGCTTGGTTCAACGA